GTGTAGTTGGTTTTGGTGTTGGTGTTGTTGTTGTTGTTGTTGTTGTTGGTGTAGTTGGTTTTGGTGTTGGTGTTGTTGTTGGTGTAGTTGGTTTTGGTGTTGGTGTTGTCGGTGATTCTGATTTGTTCGATGTAGTTGATGTTGCATTTTTTACTTTAATAACTTGTTTTATAGCTTTTGTTAAAGCTGGACTTGTAAATACAACATTATTATTTTCATCTAATAAAATAATTTTATAACCCACCATTCTTTCTTGACAACAATCTTTACGATTGTAAACTGTTACTGAAGCAATTTCTGCAGGAGTTGCTAATTCAATTTGAAAGAAAGCTTTAGGAGTACTACTGTGATATTCTTCAGGATGTTTTCTAGATACTTCTTTTCCATCTACTGCATTTGCTTCTGCACCATCAAAACCTACACCACTAGAACTAGTTTTAGCACCTTTAGCTACATTTTTACCATTATAATCAGTGACTACTAATTGAGATAAATTAAGCACATCATTACCTCCTTCTAATCTTATAAATTTAACTGAATCAGCAACAATTGGTGATGCAGTTGGTATTGTAGATGTAAAGTTTTCTATGAAAGTAGGATAATAATTTTCATTATATAATGATGAAGAATAAAAATCTTCTAAATTATTTTCTTTTTCAAGTGAATTAGTTGAACAAGGAATATCTTTTGGTTGAATACCAGTTAAACAATAATTATACATTCTATATATATTATATATAGAATATATTATTTTTATTAAAAATTATTATATGTTATCTTTTAATTTATAAATAAGCTTAATAATATTTTAATCATCATATTGAGGTGATTTTCCTGAAAACACAAAATACAATACTATAATAAATACAAATACTGCTACACCACCACCAATCATTAAATTCGTATTATCTGTACCTTGTGATTGTGCAGATTGAGGTGGTTGTGTTTGTTGTACTGTTTGTTGATTAGGTTGTATTTGTTGTACATATTGATTAGGTTGTGTTTGTTGTACTTGTTGTTGGTCAGGTTGTGGTTGTTGTACTTGTTGTGTTGATGGTACTGTTGTTTGTCTAGGTGTTGTTCCTGCAGATGTTACACTTGGTACTGTTGTTTCTCTAGGTGTTGTTCCTATAGATGTTACACTTGGTACTGATGTCATAGATGTCGCTGGTTTTTCTACAGGTGGTACTCTTGGTGTTGTAGATTCAAAACTAACTTGTGATAATAAACCAGGCATTTGTACCCAATTATCTGATGTATAGTCTGAATTATAATATATTGCACCTAATAAAGTTGTACCATATGCTTGATAGTTGGAATAAGATAGTGAAGTTAATACACCTTTAGTTAATACCCAATTAGGTTTTGTAGTAATGTCTTTATTTGCATAAGCTACTACACCACCAACATTCTCAACAGTTAAAGGACCTACACCCATAACAATCATTTTGTATCCATCAAAACTGACAGATGATAATAAACCAGGTACTATAACCCAATTTCCTGATGTATAGTCTGGATTATAACAAACTATTCCAGTAATTGCTACACCAAATGCTTGTTTATTTGAATATGATATATATGCTAAATTACCAGCAATTTTTGTCCAATTTGGACTTGTAGTAATATCTTTATTGGCATAATATATATCTCCATTAATACCAACACCCATAATAATCATGTTAACTCCATCAAAACTAACTTGTTTTAAAATACCAGGTACTTTTACCCAATTTCCAGTTTTATAATCTGAATTATAATATATTTCATTTGCTAAACTTACACCAAAAGCTTGTTCATTTGAATAACTTATATTTTTTAAGCCACCTGCTATTTGGGTCCAATTCGGTTTTGTAGTAATATCTTTATTTGCATAAACTATATGTGTTTGCAAATTAACTCCCATAACTACAGCTTCTGATTTTTTTACTGGTGGTGGTGTAGCATCAAAACTGACTTGCGATAATAAACCAGGTATTTGTACCCACTTGTCACTTGTATAATCTGGATTATAAAATATTGCACCTAATAAAGTTGAACCATAGGCTTGTTTGTTTGAATAAGATATTGAAGTTAATATGCCTTTTGTTATTGTCCAATTAGGATTTTTAGTAATGTCTTTATTTGCATAAACCACTACACCACCAACATTCTCAACAACTAAAGGACCAACACCCATAACAATCATGTTGTATCCATCGAAACTGACAGATGATAATGCACCAGGTACTATAACCCAATTTCCTGATGTATAGTCTGGATTATAACAAACTATTCCATTAATTGCAACACCATATGCTTGTTTATTGGAATATGATATATTTGCTAAATTACCAGCAATTTTTGTCCAATTAGGATTGGTAGTAATATCTTTATTGGCATAATATATATCTCCATTAACAGCAACACCCATAATAATCATGTTAACTCCATCGAAACTAACTTGTGTTAAAAACCCAGGTACTTTTACCCAATTACCAGTTTTATAATCTGAATTATAAAATAGTTCATTTAATGCACTTACTCCAAAAGCTTGTCCATATGAATAACTTATATATTTTAATCCACCAGCTATTACAGTCCAATTAGATTTTGTAGTAATATCTTTATTTGCATAAAATATCTGTGTTTGCGCATTAACTCCCATTACTACACCACCACTACCAGCAGTTGATTCAAAATTTTCTATAGAAGTAGGATAATAATTATCATTATAAAGTGAAGAAGAATAAAAATCTTCTAAACTATTTTCTTTTTCAACCAAATCAAAATTTTCAATTGAATTTGTTGAACAAGGAATATCTTTTGATTGTATACCAGTTAAACAATAATTATACATTTTATATATATTTATATAGAATATATTTTATTTTTTTTATTAAATATCATTATCTGTTTTTTTTAAATAAAAGTAATGAACAACGAGTTTATGATATAAGCTTAATATTTGATGATAATTTTTTTTAGGATTTTTTGATAAATCTTTAAATTTTTTTTTTATTTCAATTATATTTAAATTCTCCATAATATTATATAATAAATGCTTGAAAATAGTTTAAAAATACGTGAAAAATACGTTAACAAAATTAAGGCTAAAGTAGACTCTTTATCAGAATCACTCCATCTCTTAGAAAAAGTCGATAGACAATTAATGAAAGAACAAATACAAATGGGTGGTGCAAGATTAAACTCATTAATGAAATCATATAAAAATTTACAATCTGGTGGTGCTGCTGGTGCTGCTGGTGTTGCTGGTGTTGCTGGTGTTGCTGGTGTTGCTGGTGATCCAATTAATTTTAGAAATGTTCAAGAAGCAGCTCTTAAAAAGAAGGCAGAAATACTTTTACAAAAAAAAAGTATCGAAGATTTAAATAAAAATATTGAAAGCTTACAGAGTGGTTTTAAACCTATTAACCAAATTTTAAATAATGTTAAAGCATTAATTGATTCTATTAGTATTGATATGGGTAATGTAAAAGAATCACCACCACCAAGTGTTGGTGATTGGCCTCCATTAGCTCAATATAATCTTTACCATAAAAAACAATGGAGAGATTTAGTTACAGTAGAAAATTTAGCAGATGGTAAAAACAATATAAAATTTGAGGTGTTTGATAAAGAACCTGGGGTAAATGCTACTAAGGCTTCAGATGAACAAAAAGTACAAATCAAAAAATATTTAGAAGATAAACTAGGAAAAGGCAATGTAGAAAATATTGAAGATATGTATTGTGCTGCATTAAAAGTAGTATATCCTAAAGATGTTACAATTAAATGTACATCTGCCGGAAATGATGACGCTGCTGCTGCTCCCCCTCCTCCTCCTCCATCAGGAGAATCAGAAACTGGATTGGGGAAAGGAGCAACAGAAACATTAAATACAACACAAGATTCCCCCAGTTCTGGTTCAGTTGCCTCTGCTGCAGCTTCACCTGTCGCTGGTACTACTAAATACCGTTTCTTCTAAAAAATATAATTAACTAATTAAATAATTTATAAATTATCTAATTAATTTACTTTTGAAATTTTATAATACGTTCTTTAATTTCTTCATCGGAACGATCTTTAAACCTGTCTGGTAATAATTCTTTAATAAAATCTATTTGATTTTGAATACTATATCGTTTTAAATCACCATTATTTGCTTCATATACAGTATTTAATTCATCTTCTTCTGAACTTGTAGTCTCTATACGACGTGTTACATCATTATATGCTTTTCTAATTGTATCAGAATCAGGTAATTCGCCAGCTTCATATTTTGGACAGTTGCATGGAGGACAGACATGTGGTTCAACTTTAGGACAGACATGTGGTTCTACTTTAGGACAGACATGTGGTTCAACTTTAGGACAGACATGTGGTTCTACTTTAGGACAGACATGTGTTGCACATTTAGAACAATCTTGTGGTTCTACTTTAGGACAGACATGAGTATCAGGTAACGATACTATTTTTTCTAAATATTTAATTCTATCTTTTAATTTAGTTTTTTCATCTACTTCAGTTGTCTTACTTAAATTAGCTAACATTAATGGAACGAAAACATTTTTAGTTTTTTCTTTTTGACCATAAATTACCTTAACTTGATTTTTAAAATACATATCTTCTTTAAATCTTAAATCTTTTGAAAGTATACCTTCAAAATCTTTAATTAAACTTTTTAAATCATCTAATAGCATTATTACTATTCATGATATTTTTTTTCTGATAATTATTAAATGGAAAAAAATATTGTAAGAAAATTAAAAAGATATAGTATTAATAACGTTAAAAAAGGCGGTGGTGATGTTCTAACATTAAGGAGAACACAAGAGGAATTACTAAAAACATTACTAACATTAAATAATACAAAACTACCAGAACAAGATAGATTTAAACAAAATTTACAAAATATTTCTAAAGAATTAGAAAGATTAGATAGTTTATTGAAAATAGATACTATTGAAAAAGTAGTAGAAGATGAACCTATTTATAATAAATTATCTAACTTTGATAAATTTTTAAATGGTATTCCAAATACTGAATTAAATTTTGAACATTTAAAAATGAATGCACCAGTTGCACCACCATTAACATTAAATATAAATTCATTATTGAATTTAGATAAAGTTATTGACGGATTAACAAAAATTATTGATTTTAAGCCTAGAGATGAAAAAGTAAGTATTACACCTATTTCTAATTTATCAGTTGATGACAAAAATATAGTATTTAATCCTAGAATAGAAAAAATAAGTGTAGATAATATTTTAAAAACACCTATAAATAATGAAAAAATAGAATTTACCCCTAGAAATGAACAAGTTTTAATAAAACAATTATTACGAACAAACATAGATAGTGGTTCTTATAATTTAGAAGATTATAAAAAAGAAATGGATACTGTAAAATTATTTATTAGTGATAATAAGGATAAAATAGAAGAAATTATAAGAAAAGTTGATTTAGAACTAGACCAATATATTGATATAACAAAAATGTTATCAACAAAAATTCTTTCTTATAAAAAAGAATTTGATAAAGGTAAAATTCTAGAAGCTATTTCTAATATAACAGCTATTAATGTTTTAAGTACTGAAATTATTGAAATAGATGGATTGGAAGAAACATTAGAACCAATTATACCAAAAATTTATGAGAAAGATACTAAACTAACATTAAATAAAAAATATTATTATTTAGAATCTCTTAATGTTGATAAAGATAAAATTATATTTGATGATGATAATTTTATAGATAATTTAATAGATAAAAGTCAGAGATTACCGATACAATTAACAGGTGGTTCAAATAAATTTTTACATTTTTTATATCTTAGAGGTGGGGCATATTTAGAAGATTTTATAGGTGTATCAAAAAAATACGAAGATATAATTAATAAAAGAAAACGTGTTATTGGTCAATTTACTGAAACAATAAATGAATATAATCTTCTTTTTATACAATACTTTAATTTCAAATTCTTTTTATTAAAAAATATAGAAAAATTCTTTCAAACTAAAAGAAAAATTTATCATTATTTATCTTATGCAAGTATTCAAAAATACTTGAGAATTTTAACACATCTCAATAAAGTAATTTCTGATCCTGATAAAATATTTAATGAAATGATTGCATTGATAAATAATATTCATTCAAAGATGTACTTTAAACATTTTTTAATAATCAAGATTTTATTTAATTTATTTGATGGAATCAATAAAAAATGGGAAACTGAAAAATGGGATAAAACATTTATGATTGATTTATTTAATTATGAAATAGAACAATTATCTCAAGTAAATTTATGCATGTATTTATTGATATTTAATTTTTATTACACCACTCTTGATAAATACGAACAAACATTTAACTTTTAACTTAAAAAAAAATTATAATAATATTTTCAATACTATTATAATTATAATGAATACTATTAAAAATAGTTCAAAATCTTCATGTGAAAAATATTCATTTATTAAATATTTAGATATGAAGAAAGAAAAATATGTAAGATATAAAAATTTACTAGAATCAAAATTAATTCAATTAGGAGGTGATAATAGTAATACATTTGATATAAAAAAAATACAAGAAGCATTATTAACTATAAAAGTTAAAGTAGCAGCTATTGATAAAGGTAAGAAAAATGAAATTTTAGATCCTTATAATAAATTAAAACCATTAATTGATAATATCAATAGTAAAATTGAAGGGATTGAAAAAGAAATAAATGGCATTGCAGAAATATCAGATTTAGAATCTAAATTACTAGTAAATAGAATTCATGAAATAGACCTTTTAATAGATAATAGTGCTGCAGATTATAAAGGTGTTCATGCAAATAGAACTGTTCAATTTGTTAAAGAAAAAATAGATCCTGAATTATATACTGGTTTAATAGATAAATACATTACTGATACTTCTACTTTAGTTGCTGATTTAAAAACCAAAATAGGCGGCGGTGGTAATTTAGTTAATAATGCAGAAATTAAGGAAAAAATAGAACAAATAGATGCTAAAATAAAGTCATTTGATGAAAAAATGGTTTATATAACAGGTGGTGAAGTTGAAGGAAGAAAGGTGGTAGGTATATTAGAACAAATTAAAGAATATATTAAACAAATGGAATCATTATATGTAAGTTCTAATGTTGAGATAAAGTATACATTAATTGATACAAATAAAGGTCATTATTATAAAGATGGTGAAACTAATTTTTTTTCAGAGAACAAGGAGTTTTTTTTAAAGAATCCTAATCTAAAACCCCCTCCCAAAGATAAAGAAAATCCTAATTCAAAACCAAAACCAAAACCAAAATCAAATGGAGAAATTGCTAAAGATAAAGTATTAGTTAAACCAGAAAGTTCTAATAACAACGCTGAATTTCAATATTATAAAGAAGAAGTTGATGATATTCAAGATGCGGAAGGTGGTAGTGATGAACAACAACAAAAAAATGATAAATCATTATTAAGAACTGATTTCATTAAATCAAATGAACTCACCGCAAGAAAATATTTTAAATTATCAGGAGGAGCCAGTGCCGAGATTAAACCTGAGATATTTACAACTGAAATTAAAAAAACTAAAATTAATGATGAATTAGTAAAACTTTACAATGCTTGGAAAAAGAAAGTGTCATTAATTAGAAATGAAGATGCTGCTATAGTTGATTATGAAATAACTAAATCAGCATTAACAAAAGAGACAACTTTCTTAGATAAATTACTTTTTAAATCAGCAACAATCAAAGATTTTCTTTCTAGTGAATTACAAAAGAAAATAACAGAGTTGCAAAAAATAAATATGATTATTAAAGAAACTATTACTAATTGTAATACTGTAATATTAGAATTTAGAGAAAAAAAGACTGTAAATACATTAATAAACTGTAAGAATGATGATATATTTACTGAAAAATATAAAAGTGATTTACTTTTAGAAATTATGAAGACTCTCGATACTAAAAAAAGTGAATTAGAAAGTCAAATACAAAAAATTAATACAGCTATGAAAGATCCTAAACTTATTGCAAGTTTTATGAATAAGAAAGATGAAAATAGAGAAAGATTGGAAAATGAATTGGAAGCTTTAAAAAACGAATTTAATAATAGAGTTGAAAGTCTAACATTTGATAAAGTAGACAGAGAAAAATTATCAAAAATTATTAAACAAAAAATGTATACTTCATCTGTTAATAAAAATTATTATTATATTGAAGCTTTACTTAAATTTGTAGGTAATGATGATATTTTTTTTAGTTATAAAAACAGTGATAAAAAACTAGGAAACAAACAGTTAATAGAATTAATGAAAATGTATAAGGATGATTATGAAAAAAAAAATAAAACAATAAGAAATTTTATACCATCTGAGACAGATAAATATTATAAGCCATCTTCTACTAAAACAGAACAAGCTTTCTCTCGTATATTATCTCCTATGTTAATTCCTGAACCTAAAGAGTCTTTTTTAAATTATTTTATTTCTAATGCAAATAGATTAGAAAAAGAAATTGCTGATTTACCAGTAATAACGAAAGAAATGACATTATCTAAAATTATTGAAACTAAATCTAGTTTAGAATCTCAATTATTAATTATCAAAGATTTTATGAATGAATATAGTTCAAAATCTGTTTCTAAAAAATATTATTCGAACCAAAAACAAATAATATCTTTAATTGGTGGAGCAGCAGCAGCTGTAGAACCTGAACCAACAGAACCCGAAAGTATGCATTTAAACAAATTCATTTTGAAATTAGCTGAATTTGAAATGAAAATCAGAGACATGAAAGTAAAAAGAAATGAAGTTAAAAAATTAATTAGAAAATATAATATTCGTTACACACAATTTTTTAATTTTCAAAAGTATGTAGTAAATTATGTTTCTTTAGTATTAGCTCAGGAAGAATATACTTATTGGCAATTAATGTCTAAAGGCACTATTTCATTCTATGAAAATATATTAACAAGACTTGAAATAGTAATAGATAAATTTGAAGAACCATCTCTATATAAAGTTAGAGATACATTCATGACTCCTGAAAATATATGGTTTTACAGCAAACATTTTTTCATGATTAAGATTTTAAGAAAATTTTTTAATGAATTATATAAATTTTGGGAAGATAATGATACTGAATTTAAAGCGAGAGACGAGAATAAACCTACTGCAGCTAATTTAACAGAATTTAGTAAAATGGTTGCTCAAAAAATGGCAAAACAAGAAGAAGGTTATATTGGTTTAGATGATACAAAACAAATGAAAAAAGCAATAAAATTATTCAAAAGATCAGTTTCTAATAAAAATCCATGGAATTTAGTAAATAAAATTGATACATTAGCAAATATAAATTCACAAAGTCCTAATAAAAATTATTTTTTCTTATTCAATATATTTTTTAGAATATTAGATGCATACCAAATGAAGATGCCTCCTGTTGCAAATTATATGAGAATTAACTTTAATCAAGATATAGATCCAACTGAACATATAGTTTTTGAAAAAAGTACAGATGATAAACATTATATGAAAGAAGACAACATTTTAAAATGTTTTAATGTAAAAGCTGGTGAAACACAAGATCCAGAAGCTACTGAAAAAGCAAAGGCAATAGCAAATATCAAATTTGAAGAAGTATTTGATCCTGATAACTTTGCTGAAAATGATGCATTATCTATGTACATGGGTTTAGGTACAATGTTGTCAGAAGGTAAATCAGTTATGTTATTAACATATGGTTATTCTGGTGTAGGTAAAACATTTACATTATTTGGTACTAAAGGTGTCGAAGGTATGTTACAGTCTACATTAAATGGTATAACTGGAGCAAGTAAATACCAAATGAAAGCTTTTGAATTATATGGTTTAGGTGTTCCTTATAAATTTTATTGGGAATCTAATAATTTTACACACAATTTATATAAATATGAATTAACTGATACTAATAGTACTAATATACATAAAGAGCCTGTAGAATTTAAAGATAATAGAAAATCATATAAACAATTTAAAGAAGAAGGAAAAACAAAAGATGATGAAACTTCTTTTAATTACTTATTAAATGAAGATAACCATTATACAGATATTACATCTGAACATATTTCTAATTTTGAAGAAATAGTTACAAATATAGATAATATTAGAAGAGAAAATGGTAGAATTAAAAGTACAATAAATAATCCTGAATCAAGTCGTTCAATTATGATTTATGATTTTAAAATAACAATTAGTATTAATGGTATTGAAAAATATCCTAGATTAGTAGTTATGGATTTACCAGGTAAAGAAAATTTATATCAAACATATTGTGAGAGAGATTTTAATGGTATTTATGAACCTAGAGACCGTTTTGTAAATCATAGAACAGGTCCAGAAAAAGACGATGTTAATGAAACTCAAACTAATGTACAATCACAGCCATTACCAAAACAATCAAATCTAAATGGTCAAGCAAACGAAAGCACGCCCGCACCTTCACGCAGACCATCAACAGCAGGCTCAGAAGGTCAAAGTTCTGGGGTAAGTGGAGCAAACATAGGTCCAGAAAATCAAATAAGAGTAGCTGCTTATAATGCTTCTATACAAGGAAAAAAACGTGGTGGAGCAAATCCTGCTGATTCAAATAAAAAATATGATGAAAAAATGATTAAAGCAATGATGTATATAAATCCTTTATGGTTAGGTACTATTCCAGAAACAGCCGAACATTTTGATGTAACACAAAAAACATTAGATAGTCATTTAATAAATACAAAAATTGGGATAAATGTTAATACATTAACTTCATATTCACTAGATCAAACAACAAAAACTTATGAAAAAATCGAAGAATATAGAACTATAAAAGAAAAAGAAACCCCACCAATAAAAATTCATGAAAATTATGTAGTTAAAAATAATTCAGAAAATACTTCTCATTATTCTATATATCAAGATACTAATAAAAAATCATTATATGGTTTAACTAGTAGAGCAGTTGCTAATATTACAAATTGGATTAAAGACCCAGGAGGATTAGAAACTTTAGGTGGTAAAATTAATTTAATGTTAAATGATTCCGAAGCAAGAAACAAAAGATATGGTTATGCTGGTTTAGAAGGTATTTATATAAATGAAAATATATTAGGTTTATTACAAGTATTAGCTGAAAAAATTCAATTATCCAGACTTGGTAAAACAAAAGATAAAATTGTTGATGTTGTATGTTCACAAAGTGAAGTTTATAGAAATATATTGAAGGGTACTGATTCTGGTTTAACTCCAATAAGTTGGGAACTATTAGAACAAGGTAACCATATTAAAGATGATAAAATTAAAGAAGGTGCGCCTATTTTAGTCCAAGATAATGAATTTATAAGTCAAATTCTATTTTTACGTGGAATAATAAAATCTAGTAAAGATATTGGAGAATCATTTTTTAATCCCGTAGAAACAGATAAATATAAAAATTATTTTAGAGACAACATTAAATTAAAATTTAATAATGATACTAGAGGATTATCACAAGACTTAGAAGATATAGAAAAAAATTGGATTAATAATTATAATTATAATAAAATATTTAATATTGAAAATCCTCCTATTAAATCAATTTTGGCACCATACTTAGATGATCCTACATTTCAAAATTTTTATCTATTCTTCGTTACATCTAATAATGTTAAAGAAGCACCCGATGGTAATAATATTAATACTTGTGGCAAACAAATTCAATTAATGTATGATACAAGACATTTTATGGAAGTAATTGCTAAAAGCGATCCCGCTGGTGTTCAATGCCCAAGATAAGTCTTATTCATTTAATAATTTATAAATTGGATTTGAAATAATTATTTCAAATTTCATTGTTTTCTTTCCTATATTTTCTAAATCATTCAATATATTTTCTAATAGCACATGTCTATAAATTTTAAATTTTAATGATTTATGATTTATTAAACAAACGTGTAAATGTAAATGATAACAAGATGGGTGATAATGAAAAAAGAAATATAATTCATTTTCTTCAAAATTATATTTTTTAGCTATTTCAATACTTTTTTTTTTCATTAACTCTAGTATTTCTCGATGTTCTTCTGTTAAGTGTCTTATATTTTTAATTGGTTCAAATGGTATAATCAATAAATAAAAATCATTATTTGTTTCCCAAGAAACATTTTTCAATATAATAAATTTTTTATTTTTAAACAATATTTTATCAGTTTCCATTTTATGATACAATATATTTTTCACCCATTTTGTATTTGCATCTAAAATTGAATTAATATAAGGCTCTATTTTATTGGAATAATCATCATATGTTTCGGTAACTATTTTAAATTTATTTTTATAAAAATCAATTAATTCATTGTTAGCTGGATAATAAATATTTGTAATATCATTTTTATTTTCATTAATTTCAATTTCATTTGGTATTTTTTTATCTGCTATCAAAATACAATTTATATCATTAATTTTTCCCAAATAAACATTTGTATTTTTTTTATATTCCAATATTTCTATTTTTTGAAATTTCATTATATTAATAAATGCTACTAAATCTTTATATAAAAAAATTGAATAATTTATTATATATGTTAATTTTAATTTCGTATGGATATTAAAACAAAAGATACTACAGGTACTAATATTGTTAATAAAATAGATTTTCAACAACTTGCTAAAGAATTTTTACTCTTTTTCTATACTTCTTGGAAAGATAAGAATGTGAATATTGTTAAAATCATTAATGTTTATACAAGAATTTCTTATCAAAAAAATATTTACAAAGGTGAAGATGCAATGAAACTGTTGTTTCTTCTAAATCAAACTGATATGAATTTTGAAATTGTTGATACTAATGCAATGGATGATGGAAGTAGAAAAATTCAAATTATGGTAACTGGATTTGTAAATCAAGCAGGTACTAAATATAGATTAGCTCAAGATTTTACCATAACTCATCAAAACGACTCCTGGAAATTGCAAAATAGTATATTGAATATTTTTATCTAAATTATCTTAATTACAATTTTATGAAAGTTTATTCATATACTATTCAAGGAAAAAGAGATTCAAATGAAGATCAACATGTAACATATCTTAATTTAAATGGAGAAGAAACAAACAAAAACAACATAAATTTTTTTGCTGTTTTTGATGGTCACGGTGGAAAAACTATATCCAAATATTTAAAGGAAAATTTACCTGTTTATTTTATGAAAAAATTTGATAAAAATATTTTTGTAAAACCTGAAAAATTTTCAAAATATGTAAATAAAGTATATGATTTATTACAAGATAATTTAAAAAAAAATCATCCAAGAGCTGCTAATTATTGTGGTTCTACTGCTTGTGTAAGTATGATGACTAAAGATGAAAAGAAAACTTACTTATGGATGATTAATGTTGGAGATTCTAGAGGGGTTTTATGTAACAAGGATGCTTTAGCAGTTCAATTATCAAAAGATCATAAACCAAATTCACCAGAAGAAAGGACTAGAATTGAACAATTAGGAGGTAAAGATTATATAAAATACGATGGTGTCGATTGGAGAGTTAAAGATTTATCATTATCAAGAGCATTTGGTGATTTAGAATGTTGTCCTTATGTTTCTCATTTACCTCAAATTTATCGTTATAAACTATCTAGTGAAGATTCATTTTTAATAAAAGCTTGCGATGGTTTGTGGGATGTTTTATCTAATCAAGATGCAGTTGATTATGTTTTGGATTTAAAGAATAAAAACTTTAAGGGAAATATTGCTAAAGCTTTATGCGATCATGCTTATGCTAAAGGTTCATTAGATAATATTACTGTAATTGTATATTTTTTCTAAATTGGAATCTAAAAATAATGTTTAAAAAAAAATTTCTAATATTTCTATAATATGGGAAGTTTAATCTCAAATAAAGTTTTATTATTTGGATTTATTATAATTTTAGTAATAAATACAATTTATAAACCAAATGTTCCAACACTTGTTAAAAAAGCATTAAACAATGCTGTATTCAAAATAGCTTTAATAACTTATTTAACTTATGGCGCTAATTATACAATTGAATTCTCATTAATTGTTGCTGTCACGGTATTAACTATTTTAGAAATGGTTAGTGGAGTAGAAAATTTTGAAGGTGTAAGTGATGAAAATGTTAATGCAACTCCAAACAATTTAGTAGTTAATTCATTTTTAAATAATCCTACTTCAATGCCTACTTCAATGCCAACTTCAATGCCAACTGCAATACAAACAAATGGTATGGTAACTAATCCTGTTACAACAAATTCTCCTACAGCAGTAACAAGTCAATTAGGTTTAGCAAATGATTCTGATGGAACAGTTTCAACTAAAGATGTTAATAAAGATAGCGATAACAAAACTACAACTAATATTAGTTGTGTACCTAATTTACCAACATTATCATTTACTAAAGATGATCATCCTGAAATAATTGCTAAATTTTTAGTAAATACGGCTTTAGTATCTCCTTCAGGTATTTGTAAACAAGGTAAACCAATTCAAACAGATTTAAATTTGGGTAATTATAAAAAATCTGTAACTATTGAAGAAGAATCACAACAACCAATTCCTGTTGGTTTTACCTTTGCTACTACCAAAGAAGCTGGCGTAAATAAACAAATTAACTTAATTATAAGAAAAGGAAATAAAATTACTATGATATCAGAATCAGGTGTCAAAACTCAATTTGAATCATCTAGTGATTCTGATAAATTATTTACAGTATCTAGTGATATAATGAAGGGTTTAACTAATCTTGCTGAAATTAATGTTGAAGCAATTTAGAATAAATAAATAAATTATTTTATTAAAAAATAAATTTTTAATAAATTAATAATCGTAATTTCTGGGACGACGACGACCACCACCACCACCAGAAAACATCATTATAATAATCAATAATACTAAGAAGGCTCCTCCTCCATATACTAAATATTTATTAGGAACACCTGCAATCATTTGACCATCCATAAATGTAGTAAAAGCATTTACTGTAGCTGCAGGTACCATTGAAGATACAGGTGTAGATGCAGATGCTGGTGTAGGTGTAGGTGCGGGGGCTGGTGTAGGTGCGGGGGCTGGTGTAGGTGAACTTGAAGTTGCACTATCACTACTTGGTGAACCAGTTGAACCACCACTTGTTGAACCAGTTGAACCACCACTTGATGAACCAGTTGAACCACCACTTGATGAACCAGTTGAACCACCACTTGATGAACCAGTTGAACCACCACTTGATGAACCAGTTGAACCACCACTTGTTGAGCCAGTTGAACCACCACTTGTTGAGCCAGTTGAACCACCACTTGTTGAGCCAGTTGAACCACCACTTGTTGAGCCAGTTGAACCACCACTTGGTAAACCGTTACCACTTGTAGTAACACCACTTGATGGAGGAGCAACTACTGTTTGCCCATCTCCAGCGGAAACGTTTTTAGAAGTATTTGCCGAGCAATTAGAATTTTGTTGAATATTAATTGTACCATTGTTTGCTGCTGCTAATTTAGCACCATTTAAATCAATGCTATTAAGACATAACATATCCTTCTTAACATAAGATTTGTAGAAAACATTATTATTAGTAATACCTACTGAACAATCAGCATCAATTGTTTGAGCGAATTCATCTGGTGTACCAGCATCACCTACAGCTTTAGCACCTCTATTGAAGGCACTATTTAAACAACCACAATCTGTATAAGGATTAATTACTGAATTTGGATTATTAGAAATATTTTTAGAATTATTCATATAAGGACCACCATAAACCGCACTTAATGTTTGATTTTTTTTTCTATCATCAAAAATTGCTCCACAATAATCATCATAAAAAGTTCCGCATTGAGTTGTTGCAATACGATTTCCCTTACCATCTTTTTTATTTTTATCATACCAAAGAACATTGTTTTCAAATTTACAATTTTTTGGGTCATTTAATTCGTCTTCACTGTTGAACATTGGAAAATTTAATGTTGTTGTAACAACCTTTTTGTCTTTGTCACTGTAACTAGGTAAAGTGATTGGGATATTAGGATTCACTAAACAACAAGCTCTTCTTCTACTAAATTCTCCATCATCTAAATTAGGATTTTTAATATAATCTTTTGTATCTGCTAACATTGGTGCAATCATAGTATTCGGATTTGTATTTGCTGCAAATTTTGGACCATCATAAGTACCTAAAAATTTATAGTTTTTTCTATAAAATTTTAAAATATAATTTTGCAAAGCATTATTTTGTGAATTATCGGGATCAGATTTAAAATTATTTGTACGAGTTTCCATAAATTGATTTCCCATAAAAGTCTATATATAAGTTTAGTTTTTTTTAAATATAAATTTTTTTCAAAGATAAATTAATACAAATCTTATGGGTGCAAATAACGAAGACCGTACAACTCTGAGAAAAACAGTCGAATCAGAAATCTCAACTACAATACAAAATATAACTGAAAATATTACTAAAATAGTTAATGACACAACTAATGAAGTTGTAACTAACATGGTACAAGAAATGAAAGCTAATGTTAAAACTAGTGTAGGAACAGGCCAAAGTTTAAGAGCAAAAAGTATTTTAGCTCAAGGAAGTACTGTAGACATTTCTCAAAGTGCTGATATTCAAGTAGAAAATCAAGCAATTATAAACATTATAGGTGATGCATCACAAATGGCAAAATTAGCTGATAAAGTAGCTAATGATGTTAATAATCAATTACAAAATGAGTCAGCAGCTAAAGCTTCTATGGCTCAAGTAGCTGCTATTGCAGATGCTCAAAAAAATGCAGGTGGTCCTGAAGCTATGGTTGATTCTATTATGAAATCTGTAGATGGTTTGGTTAAAGGTTTAGGTACAATTGGAGGTGGTACAAGCACATCTTCTGATACTGAAATAACCATTAAAAATAAAATTAAAACTGATATTCTCAATAAAACTACAAATAGAAATGATATTTCAAATATTGTAAAAAATAGAATTGAAAATTCTATGAAACAAGCAGCAGAAGCGTCTTGTAATATGGACACAACTGGTAATAATGCTATTGACGTTGATAATATAGTAGCTCAAGCTATAAACGGTGAAAGAGGTTTAGTTAAAATTGCTCAAACAGTTAGTATTAAAGCGTTTAATAAATGTTTTATCGATTTAAAAATGGGTCAAGGTATTGTAAATGATATTGGTATTGATAAAAGTTTTACAGCTAAATCTGAAACAAAAAATACAAATAGTACTGATTCCGCTTCTAAACAAGATGCTACAATTAAATCATCTAAAATACAGGAAAGTGCAATAATGAGTTCAGTAGATAATTTAGTTTCTACTACTGGTGGTGTTTTAAATAATGCAGTATCTGCAATTGGTAATATCTTTCAAATATCACCTATGTTTATGATAATGATTGTAGGTGGTGGTATTACAGCTGCTGTTGCTGCTTATTTTATGTCTAAATCTAAAGCAGAGGGTGGTAATTCAAATTTTGATGGGGAAGGTCAAGGTGACGGTCAAGGTGATGGGCAAGGTGACGGTCAAGGTGATGGTCAAGGAGACGGTCAAGGAGACGGTCAAGGTCAAGACGGTGGGTTTTTTACATATAATTATTTAAACGACTCAGAATCTTCTTTATTAGGTATGCAAGACACTGAATTATTTGGTGGCGCAAGTGTTAATAATCAATATGGTAATATTTATTTATGGGCTTTAGTTGCGGTTTTAGTATATTATGTTTATGGAAAATCTCTTCCTATGAGCTCTATATTAGTTATCGTAATTATTGGTTATATCGTATATACCATTAAGACTAAACAACCCTTAACTATCAACCCTTAACCAAGCTAAGCATCCACTTATCTTATCCTAAATCATAATTATACTCATTTCATTTTTATCTATATATGGACATACCCAATTATATAAATAGAAATTCAAATCTAATGTTCCTTCTTTAAATTTTAACTTTTGAATAAACTCTTTATTATCATATTGTTCTAAACAATTTACTAAATCAGCACCTTTTTGTTTTAGTAAATATAAACTATTTTCCATTAAAGTTTCTAATTTTGTTTCAGTGTAAAAATAATAATAAACATTAAATTTTTTAATTTCAGTATGTTTATTATTTTTAATTAATAGAGGTACACTATAAAATGATATAAAATCAGTTATTATATTATTTGATTCTACTACATAACTTTCTAAGGGTAAAAAATGTTGTTTGAAATAATCTAATTTGAAAAAAATACTTAATTTAAATTTTTTATGAAAATTATTAAATTTTTCACAACATATTTCACAATCAGATTCTTGTAATTTTCTAATGTTAATATTAGTTTTATCGATGGTTTTAAATAATCTTGAATAATTGTTCAATGAAATATTTTTTGGACATTCTAAAAAATCCAAATCTATTAATTTTGGTATATTTAATGGTCTATGATAATAATTATAACTTATTAAACAATTTGGTAAATCCTTTTCTCCTGTGTAAAATGCTTGCCAAATATTATGTAAATTTGTTCTTCTAGTTACTTCTTTAATCATAACAGGAGCTAATCTTTTTTTTCTTAGTTTTGGATGAATACATAAAAAATTTATTTCAATCGTATCTATTATTTTACCATAAATATTTATCATCATTGGAATACCCAGTATAGTTGCAACCAAATGATTATTACATTTTATACCAACAATTAAATCAGGTAAATAATTAGGTGGCATTAAAAACCATTTTAAAAAATCTTTACTATAATCTAAGATTCTATCGGGTTGTTTATCTTCATAATTATAATATGTTGCTATAAATATTTGTAATTCATTTAATTCTTCATCTTTATTCAAGTCAATAATAGACCATTCAAAACCTTTAGGTAAAGTATATGGTTCTTTTTGAATTTGATCTATAGTTAATTCTTGAATAGGCTTACTTTCAATAGAATTTTTGAATATATCTATGGGTTGAGTATTCCAAAATTTATGTTTATCCATGTATATATATTAATGAATATTAATTATTCTTTTATATATATATGTAAAAAAATTGAAGTTTTATTATCTTATTTAGATTATAAATATTTAATGTCAAAACTTATTATTAAATCAAATGATGTTCCTATTACTGAATCAACTGGGCTAACACCTAGATTATCAATTATGCGAACAAGAAGTGGTTCAGGTAGCTACTCACCTATTAAAAGGGGTGTTAGTGCCGAATCTAATATAGTCTCTTTGCGAACATTTAGTGGTGCATCATCTGGTTCAAAAAGAAAACGCGATGATAATGTCGAACCACTTGTAGAACCACCTGTAAAAAATAAAAAGAAGGAAAAAATATTTGTAAGTAAAAATAAGGATACTTCACAGTCAAAAGTTAACTTTGATGATTCTGAAATTAAAATTCCTCCTAGTTTTAATATCAAAAATGATTTAAGTGTATATAAATTTATTGATTCACTTAAACCTTCACAACTACAAAAAATTCTTGATAGAACGTTCTTTGTTCATTTTGGAGATATTTATACTCTAGGAATTTATGAATATTTTAAGGATGCTTGTAACAAAAACGGAGTTGTTAAGAAACCAGTTGAGTCACCAGTTGAGCCAACTGTTGAGCCTTCTGTTGAACCTTCTGTTGAGCCTCCTATTGAGCCTTCTGTTGAGCCTTCTGTTGAAATTATAATTCCTCCAAATGTTAATTTCGAAGTCATTGAAACCGTGCAAAAGTTTATTAGGTCTCTAAATGTTCAACAACTACAAAAAATTATTGATAGAAAGTTCCTTATTCATCCAGGTGATTTTTATAAAATCTCTAAGTTTATTAATAGTGTTTGTGTTAGTAAAGAGGTAAAGAAAACAAAGAAAAAATTGAGTAATAAATTCATTTAATAAATTATCTTTTGTATAATGGAACTAACAAATAATTTTATAGATAATCTTTTAGCAAAACCTTTTCAAAATTTTGCAGTGTATAGTAATCCACTTTCAAATCTTGCTAAAGATTGGCAAGTAATTGCTGAAAACCCATACTTATTTAATCAAGAAATTCAATATGATTTTAAAATCACTGACCAAAAATCATCAGGTCGCTGTTGGTTATTTGCTACTCTAAATTTGATTCGTTTTGTAGCTGGACAAAAATGGGCTGATGAAATGGATGTTAAAGATTTGGAATTTAGTCAATCATATGTATATTTCTGGGACAAATTTGAAAGATACAATCAATATTTAAATTATTTTCAAGATATTAATGAATTAACTGGTGATTATAAATGTCATCATTTTACTAATATTTGCAAGGACCCATTAGGTGATGGTGGACAATGGGATATGGCTAAAGAAATAGTTGATAAATATGGCATTGTACCAAAATATGTTTATCCTGATTCTCATCACGCTAAATCTTCAGCACCAATGAATAAAATTCTTACTGAAATGTTAAAACAAGATTGGGTAACTTTAAGTAAAGCTAAACATTCTGATAGACCAGAATTAATTAAAAAACAAATGGAGAAAGTATTTGAAATTCTAGTTTCATTTTTAGGAAAGCCTCCTACTAAATTTAATTTTGAATTCAAACATAAAAATAAGACAAAAATTTGGAAAGATATTACACCCAAAGAACTTCTTGAGAAATCTGGATTTAATCCTCAAGACTTTGTTTCAGTTGTTCATGATCCTCGTAAAGAACACTCTTATAATAAGTATTATCAAGTCAAATATTTGGGTAATGTAAAAAGTCAACATGTTGGTTGGTTAAATTTACCTATTGAAAGAATTAAAGAACTAACATCACAATCTATTATTAAAAATCAACCTGTTTGGTTTGGTTGTGATGTTGGTGCTGATAGAGATAAAGATACTGGTGTAAGCCACCCTAATATCGTAAATTATCTAGATTATTTAGGTCTTAAAAATACTATGACTAAAGAAGACCGTTTACGCTATTATGATTCAGTACCATCTCATGCAATG